TAACAAAACTACTCAAGTCGCTGAATCAGCTCTTGATAGAATTAACGTAAGGAGATTGTTATTACAAGCTCGTAAGTTAATTTCAGCAGTGGCTGTTAGATTGTTGTTTGAACAAAACGATGACAAAGTTAGACAAGATTTCTTGGACTCTGTTAATCCAATCTTGGATTCAATTAGAAGAGATAGAGGTTTAATTGACTTTAGAGTTGTTGTAACAAACACACCTGAAGACTTAGACAGAAATACAATGACAGGTAAAATTTACCTTAAACCAACAAAGGCTCTTGAATTCATTGACATTGAGTTCTTGATTACACCAACAGGAGCTTCGTTTGAAAATATCTAAAAATAAACACGGGAGAAGAAATAAAACTCTTCTCCCTATTATTTATATATAAAACTATGGAATTCACAAAAAAAATATTAATGGAAAGTTTGGAAGTACCAACTAATGGTAAAAAAACTTATTCTAAAAAACCACAAAACATTGTTTTAACTGAATCACAGTTAGAAAGCATCATTTCAAAATTATCAAAAGACAAAAAGTAATGAGTTTAAAAAAATCAATTAGAAGACACTTGTTGGAAATGGTAACTGAGGGTATGGACCCATCAGGATTACCTGACCACAAATATTATGCTTTTGATTGGGATGACAATGTAATGAACATGCCAACAAAGATTATGATTTTGGATGACAAAGATAATGAAATTGGTATGTCAACAGATGATTTTGCTGAACACAGAAACGAATTGGGAAAAAAACCATTTGTATATAATGGAAAAACCATTGTTGGTTTTGCGTCAAATCCTTTTAGAAATTTTAGAGGTGAAGGTGAAAAACAATTTTTGGTTGATGTAATGTCGGCAAGTTTGGGACCATCGTGGGATGATTTTGTTGAGTGTATTAATGGTGGGTCAATTTTCGCCATCATCACAGCTCGTGGACACAATCCAATGATTTTAAAACAAGCGGTTTACAAACTCATCAAAAATAACGTGAGTGGTTTGGACCAAGAAAAATTGGTGGAATCATTAAAGAAATATCGTGATTTTACAGGTGAGGATATTAAAGATGACAATACAATGATTAAAGAATATTTGGATATGTGTCGTTTTCACCCTGTATCATTCGGAACTGGTTCTGAAGCCAATCCTGAAGAGGGAAAAATAAATGCGTTAAGAGAATTTATCACTTATTGTAAGGAACTTGCAAACAAAGTGGGCGGTAAAGTATTGTTCAAAAATGATGTGTCCAATAATTTCGTGGTACCTTCAATAGGTTTTTCAGATGACGATGAAAGAAATGTGGAAAAAGTTAAAGAATTCTTAAACAAAGAATTTGGACTAGAGCATCCAGTAACAACTTATTTAACTAAATCACAAACTAAAACAAAATATTAATATTTAATATAATTAATAAACTAGAACGCCTAGAAAATATAAGACAAAAATTTTGAACAATCAAGTATTTATAGGTAAATAAACTAAAATAATTAAAACAAAAAATATAACAACATGGCTGACTTATTAATGAAAATGCCCGACCCGTATGAACCAAAACGCAAAAACCGATTTATTTTGACGTTTCCTACTTCATTGGGTATTAATTCTTGGTATGTAGAATCTGCTGCCAGACCAAAAATAACTATTACCGCAAAAGATATTCCTTTCTTAAATACCAAAACTTATGTTGCAGGTATGTTTGAATGGGGAACTATTGGTGTTACTTTCCGTGACCCTATTGGACCATCAGCCGCTCAGGCTCTTATGGAGTGGGTTCGTTTACACGCTGAATCAGTAACAGGTCGTATGGGATACGCTGCGGGTTACAAAAAGGATGTTACTTTGGAAATGTTAGACCCGACAGGTGTTGCGGTTGAAAAATGGATTTTACAAGGTTGTTTCCTAACAGACGTGGATTTTCAGGGTGTGGCTTATACTGATGACGGTTTACAAACCATCGTAGCAACACTTCGTCCTGATAGATGTATCTTAGTTTATTAATATTTCATTTACAAAAAACAAAGTCAGTTTATATTTAAAGCCAGGGGTAATCTCTGGCTTTTTTTATGGAAAACGAAACACAATACGGACAAATGAATTTTAACTTACCACATGATGTGGTACCACTACCTTCACAAGGTTTATTTTATGCTAATAAAAAAAAATCAGTTAAGGTTGGATATCTGACGGCTCAAGATGAAAACTTGTTGTTGAGTTTAAACTACGACACAAAAACTTTAATTAGTACACTTGTTCGTCAAAAAATGTATGAACCTGATATAAGGATTGAAGATTTATTAGAAAGTGATGTTGAGGCAATTTTAATATTTTTAAGAAATACGGCATTTGGTACTAAATACAATTTATCAACGGTGGACCCTGCAACTAATATAAGATTTGATATTACAGTTGATATTGACGAATTAAATATTAAAGAATTACCAATCAAACCTGATAATAATGGTTTTTTCGATGTTTTATTACCAAAATCTGGTGATACTGTTAAGTTTAAATTGTTAACGTATGGTGAAAAAATTGCGTTAGAAAAAGAAATAGACTCATATCCATCAGGATTAGTTCCTCCAACAATTACAAGAAAATTAGAAGCCCATGTTATTTCTATCAAAGGTGATGAAAACAGGGAAAATATTGTAAAATACATTCAACAAATGCCGATAATGGATTCACAAGTTTTAAGACATACAATTAGAGATTGTGAACCAAGATTTGATTTGTCTAAAACTGTAAAAGCCCCGTCAGGAGAAATGGTTAATGTCAGCATTAACTTCGGGTTAGAGTTTTTTCGTCCTTTCTTCGGATTATAAAACAATATTATTAGATGAAATTCATTTTTTAGTTAAAAACGCTAACTATTCTTATAGCGATATTTTGACAATGCCAACCTATCAAAGAAAATATTTTATAGGTAAAGTAGTTCAAGAATATGATATTATAAGAGAAGCAAGAGAAAAGTAATATTTAACTATTTATTATAATGATGTTACAAGAGGTTCCGGAAGCCGGAAAAAAACTTAGCGCAAATCTTAATGTTGCACAAAATATTAAAGATGTCGGTAACTTAGGAACAAAGTTACTTGACGACTTAGGAAGTTTCCAAGACAAACTTTTTGCCACCGTTAGAAAAGATTTAGGTTTACTGGGTGTTGGTGTTGAAACGTTAGGTAAGGGACTTACCAAAGCAACGGATAGTGTTGTAAAATTAGGTGGTGGTTTAAATGATGCTATCACATATTTTACAAATATTAATAAAGCATTAGGTAGAACTACTTTTTTAACAGAACAAGCGGCAATTAATGTTAGACAACTTGCGTTAGTTGGTGTTGATGACGCAACAATTGCAAGTTTTAACAAGTTCTTTGATAGTGTCGGATTAGGAGTTGAAGACGCAACTCAACAACAGAAAAACTTAGTAGATGAAGCAAGAAAATATGGTTTAAACGTAGGAGCGTTTATGACTAAGGTTAATAAAGAAACAGAAAAATTAACACAATATGGTTTTCCAAAAGGTATTAATGACTTATCAAAAATGGTTGCACAAGCTCAAAGATTGGGCGTCGAACTTGGTAGTGTCAGCAAATTAGCGGACTCAATTATGGGTAGCCCCGAAAAAGCGTTTGAAATTGCGGCTGACTTACAGACACTTGGAGGTGCGTTTGGACAATTAGGAGATGGGGCTTCGCTATTATACGATGCTCAGAATGACTTACCTGGTCTACAAGATAAGATTGTTAAGGCAGCAGCGTCAATTGCAACCTTTAATAAAGAATCAGGACAATTTGAAATAAGTGCAGGTGAAAGATTACGTTTAAAAGAAGTTGCCGGAAAATTAGGATTGGATGTCAAAGAGTTGTCAACATTGGCAACAAAAGCAGCCGCAGAATCAAAAATATTTAAAGAACTTGATTTGAGACCTGATTTTAAAAATTTAAGTGTTGAAGACAAACAATTAATTGCGAACTACTCACAGTTCAAAGGTGGAAAACTAACAATTGATGGGGATAATATTGAAAATCTCGAAAACGGTGAAATAACAAAAGTTTTGAAAGGTTTAAAAGAGGGTGTGGGACAATTTACCGATACAAAAAAAGGTGTTCCTGGTAAGGAACTGTCAGCAAATGAAGAGCTTGAAAAAACTTATAAAAATTCACTTTCAATTAACCAAGCACTTAACCAAGCTCAATTAGAATTTAATTCAACATTGACAACAGCAATCTTACCCATGGAGGAATTTGTAAGATTAACCAAAGATTCCGCAGGAACTGTTAATACACTTACTGCAAAATTTAAGGCATTTAGCGACAAAATACTCGACAGTGCAGAATTGGCTATTGGTGGAGCAAATGTGGCACTTAATAAACCCATCATTAAACCTACATCACCAGGAACTTCGGTACAACCAAATGAAAGTAACAATGCCCTAATGAGTGCTAAAATGATAATTGAGGGTAAGTCACAAATGGACATCAATATAAAAAGCACATTACCCGAAGATTTTCAAAAACAAATACAAGGACAATTACAAACAATGTTACCATCAATTATTGATGCTCGTGTGAAAGAAATTTTAGATAAACAGGGTTACTCAAAATAAAAAATTCTGTTTTATCTATTTATTAGAAACAGCATAAGATGGCAGACAGTTTATTATCATTTTCAGCATCAGAACAATTTAGAAAAAAAATAATTGTTTCTAATTTAGAGCCCTATTTTGTAAAAGGTTCTTCAACACAAACTGTACCCAAAAATCTTACTTATACCAAAGAAACAACTTGGATTGACGTTCCGTTAATTAATCAACCAGACATGATTGATACTGGTGTTTCAGAAAAAAAACGATTATATACCGTCA